GGAGTGCGTGTCAGCGCCGTGATAGCGACACGGGCAAATCGGTCTGCGTTTAGGTGTTTCGGCAGCGCAAGGGCGAATTGCGCCTTTACGTTGTCTTCGGATAGCAAGCCTTTCAGCGTGCGCGGTTTTGTTGGTTTGGTGATTTCGTTTTCTGGTTGCATAGTATTGGTGTTGGTTAAAAAGCAAAGGTGAAGGCAAGCATGGCGATTCCGAATCCGCTAGCGACTCCGAAAGCGTAAAGCGCGAACATGCCAAGCATAGGCGGATGGCATTGCTCAGGCTCCGACAAGCCAAGTCGAGCGCGGGTCTCGGCTGGCATTGAGTTGATTTCCGTTGGCATTGGCAGCGCGGGGATGGATGGTAGGGTATTCATATTCTGATTTGGTTTGTGTTGCGTCACTCGCGGCGACACAGGAAACATAGCGGAAACGTATTCGTTTGCAACAATTATTTTCAACTATTTTCGTTTTCGTTGATTTATCAAGGGTTAGCGCGGCTACTTTCTTGCGATTTCACCGCGCTTTTTTGTCAGAATAGGGTCAGTTGCGCTTTCGCATTTCGCAGATTCTCGCACGCTTGGCGGAAATAAGACTCTTTCAATTCGCTGCCGATGAACTTGCGATTGAGCGATAACGCGCCGACTCCTTCGCTGCCGATGCCGCCGAATGGAGAATAGACAGTATCGCCTTCATTACTCCACAATTCCACAGCGCGTTCGATAACATCGAGCTGGAGTGGGCAAATGTGGCGCTCGTCGGCGTTGTCTCTTGCGCCTTCCTTGTTCAAAACGCGCCCTTGGTCAACTGTCATCCATACCGGCGATGCGACTTCCTGCCACCATTCGACGGGGTATTTTGAGCGATCTTTGACAACCGGCTTTTCGCTCTCGCCTTCTTTGCGGAATACGAGCAAGTAGTCGGGAGCGCCAACGCGTGATGCGCTGGAATCCGTGCAAAGCGTCTTGTGAAGCAATCCATGAGCCTTCGTGCGTTGCATTTCGGTTACGGGCGATTTCCAGATGGTGATTCGCGAATGGAACAAGAATCCATTGCGCCAAAATGCACGGATGATTTCGCCGGAGAAGTCGGTGAACTCAATGCGCCCCGTCTTCCATTTCGTCGAGAGCAAGTCGAGACAATGCACGGCGACTTCACGGCCTGGCACCATGATTCGCGCAAGTTCCGCAATCAGGATTTCAAAGTGCTTCGTGAACGCGCTTGCGTCTTCGCAGTTGCCCATGTCCTGCGGGTCATCGGAATAGGTAAACAAGTCAGCGAACGGCGGAGAGAAAACGCAGAAGTCGATACTGTTGTCTGGTATCGTTTTTGCTACGCGCACGCAATCTCCGTGGTGCATTGTCCAGTTCTCGGTTTTTTCTGTGTTAATGTCTGTCTTCATCTTGGTTTGTTTGGTGGTGTTTGCTTTTAGGTATTGTCCTGCAATCTTCATTTTCGATTGCATTTCTTGGTGCTGTTGAATCTTGCGTTGGATTACTTTGACGATCTTGCCCTCAGTGGATGCTTGCACGATGTATGCGTTCACGGGCTTAGTTTGTCCAAAGCGATATGAGCGGCGCAATGCTTGGTAGAAGTCCTCGAAAGAATAGGACAATCCGACAAATGCCACGTTGTTACAATGCTGCCAGTTCATGCCGTAGCCAAAGACTGATGACTTGCTGATGATGACGCGGATCTTGCCATCGACAAAATCATCCGCCGCTTGCTCTTTCTGCTTGGCGGTATTGCTACCGCGAATCTCCACCGCATCGGGAATCATTTCTGCCAGCCTCTCGGATTCGTCGTTAGTATTGCACCAAACAATCCACGGCTCATTTGATGCGTTCACAAGCTCAGCAACTGCGGCAGATCGGTCATGGCTAGTCATGCGCATTTCCTTGTGCATTGTCGTGGCGCTCATCGTCGGATTGCGGAATAGCTCGCCATCGTCCGCGCCTTGTGAGTCGTCAACCATAACGGTAATTGTTTCCATGTTTAGTGGCGGCAATTCATACGCGCCATCGTCAAATCCAATATCGGACGGCTTCGAGACGCAAGCTGCCCATGATGCCAACCACGCCCAAAACTCGCCGTCTGCGTGCTTTTTAAGCCTCCAATCGCCCGTGTTGAATGTGTCATTGATAAAGAACGTGCAAAGCATCTGCGCAGGAGTGCAAATGCCAAGGAAGTCGGCATGTTGTCCAAACTCCGTATAATCGTTTGGCGATGGTGTAGCGGTGCAGCATAGCTTGTATGGCGTGTCCGCAAATGAATCCGTCAGCTTGCGCCGTGTCTTGCCCGTGAATGATTTCAAGATGCTGCTTTTGTCGAGGACAACGCCTGCGAACGTAGAGCAATCGAAATGGTCAAGTTTCTCATAGTTCGTGATCCAGATTCCCGCGCCTGTAATATCATCTTGTGATTGCGCGACTTTCGCCACGATGCCAAACTTCTCAGCCTCACGCGATGTTTGGTGCGCAACTGACAAAGGCGTAAGAATCAGCACGCTTCCGTTTGTATGCTGGCATACTTGCCACGCCCATTCCAGTTGTTGCGCCGTCTTGCCAAGTCCGCAATCCTCAAAGAGTGCGCATCTGCCTTGCTTCACCGCCCATCGGACAACGTGCGCTTGCCAGTCAAACAATGGCGCGGTGATCGGCAGCGGGTCAAATCCATGAGATTGCGCACGGCGTGTTTTCTGTTCAATGAACTTATCGTATTCTGTATCTAATGTATTCATATTCATAGCTTGGTGATTGTTTCGAGCATGTGAGATGGTGCGTCATATTCTTCTAATGTGTGAGCGAGTGCCTTCATAAAATCGCCATACATTTTGCGCATGACGGTTGCGGCATCGCCGTTTTCAAGTGCGTCCGATAGTTCTTCACGGATGCGAGCGCGAAACTCGCAGTAGTGGGATTCTAGCGAACATGGCAAGGAGTCGATTTGATTGTATGTCATAGCTTGTTTTCTGGTTGCGGCGGTATCTTAACGAAAACGCTCTCGCTGTCAAAATAAAAATAAAGATTCTGCGTTTTCCCTGATTCCATAAGGGTTAGAACGCGTAGTTTTTCGCCTCGTAGCGCCGTTTGTGCGCCTCAATCCGCCGCTGCACAAACTCGCGGTGATCGGGATGATCGGCTTTTAACGCCGCTGCTGTGGCGTTTATCGCCTGCCGTTCCCACGTTGGCGCTTGCTGCCACCAGATGCGCAGTTGCGCTAGCTGGTCATCGGTGGTCATTGTATTCTAATCGTTCCAGTGACCTGTGACTATGTGACTTGTTTGATCTTTGTGCCTTACTCCAGATCGGATGCATTTTTCGAGTTTAGCCAATTTCGCGTTCATTGATTGCAGTTCTTTTAGTGCTTCATCAATTCCCAAAATGCGCCGTATGATTTTTGTAATCCAGTTTTGAGCTTTCATGATTCTTCTTTCAATTTAACCAAAGACGCATTGCATTTTTCAATAAGCAATAAATCACTCATGGATGTTGGATAAAACCTGCATGACAATTCCGCCAAATTAGCAGTTATCTCATTTCGTTGTTTTTTCAGACTAGCAATCTCCGCCATCGCCTCGCGGTATGCGGCGGCTAGGATTCTGCATGCCCCAAGCGTTAAAACTTCAATTGCTTCATTCCTGCAATAATCATCAAGCGTGGTGACGACTTGCTTCGATAATCCTATACTTGGCAAACATGGGTCATAAGTTGCCCATATCAACGCCGCCTCGATCTGTTCTTGTGTGGGAGTCATTTTTCGTTATTGTTGATTGTTAGCCACGTCAGCCTGATGCCGGATTGTTGGCAAAACTCTGTTACAAAGCCGCTCATGCCATCGTAAAAACAAACGCTAACTAAATGACGGTGAAAGTCTCCACCGATGGAAAATAACGCAACGGTAGGATGAAAATCTGAAAAGCCCTCAACTAATGCGTATGCGCAATGGTGACTTTCACTCAGATAGTTAGCTTTGACTTCTTCGACGGTTGGCCATCTATCCAGTGCTAAATTGCTTGTTGTTTTCATGATTCTTTGTATCTTGCGATTTCATCCGCGATGTGCTTGCAGCATTGATCTGACATATCCACACGCAAAATCAAGTCAATCAATGCCGACTTGAAATTGCTCACGGCGATGGCATATCCGTCATCCTTGCGCACAATTACTTCCTGATAAAGCGGGATTGCGCGATTTTTGAGTGCCTCTTTTCCCGTCTCAATCATAACGCCGTGGAACTCATCGCCGTTATTGTCTTTCAATCTGCCTGCGCAGATAACTTGTCCTGTGATTGTGGTGTTCATGAGAAAAATCCTCCCCAGTAGAGTAAAGCGGTTAGCAAGATGACGGAAATCGCATTTGTCCATCCTTGTTTCTTGGTTTTATGTTCCGCCCATGTAATGCCAACTGATATTGCCATGAGGATGATGTAAATGATTTGAGGTGCTTGTAGGTTCATAGTCATTCCAGCCCTGTCCATTCTTTGATTGATTTGATGCTCACGATTTCCGCAATAGGATAATCGTCAATATCACCGTCATGATTGTATCCCGCTGGCGTTGTAATGCCCTGCAATGTCACGCCATCACGATCAGTATCAACGTCAAGAACTTTGTAGGTTGGCCAATCCCAGCTTGGATCGTGCCAAACGATTATTACGTCTTGTCCCTTGTAAAATTTGCAGAGTGATTTGATTCTTTCTAGTGTCATAGTGTGATAGCTTTCAAGATTTTCGGCATTTCGATTTCGTATTCCGCCGCGAATGCCAGCGCAGCGGTTTTGATCTTGTCGGTGTATTCGTCCCATTGCACGGGGAGAATCAAAGGCTTGAGGTCAGGAAAGAAGCTCATGAAATACCACGTGCAGATTCCCGTTATTGCCATGGAGAAGTGGACTTGGGGGCGATACTTGGCGGGTAGTTCGCCGTCAAGCAGGTAATCCACATGAGTGTCAACCAAGGGGCATTTGATTTCCAGTCCGTAAATCACGCCATCGATCATAAACATGCGTCATTGACGATCCTTTGCAGTTTCAAGGCAACGCCGCAACAGCATGGGGACATGCGCACGAGCCGATGGCACGCGAGGAATTTGAGCGCATCACGGGCTATGCGGTTGACACCGTAGGAGCATTGCAATCGACTTTGCATCCTTGCCTTGGTTGCGGTGAATGACAGTAATGCTTTTGCGTGCAATTCGGCGGCTTCGCGGGTTAGGTGGATGAGTCCTCGTTGTAGCATTATTTGGTCAACTCTGTCATTAACCCAGCAATAGTTTTCAACGATTTTATCATTCCACGTATCCACGCTGAAGTATTCTTGACCATGCATTAACGGCTCCCGCACAGGCTCTGGCACCTCATGCCCGTTGATGTTTATCGTTCGGGGTTTGCGGCGGTATTGGTTTGGTATTATCCACGATGGATGGCCTTCGCATTGATACCATTTGTCAGGGAATTCTTTTGGCATGTATTCCCACCGCTCCCACGGCTTGTCAGTTTCCATTGCGTCTTGCGCATAGGCCATCATATTTTCTGCGTGTGTGTGTTTCATTTTAGTAGTTGTGCTAGGTAATCAGTTCCTTTTTTTGTTGTGCGGTAAAAGTAAGCGAGTCTTTTCGTGCGCTCGCCAGACACTGTCATTTCCTTTTTGCATTCGAGCCATCCCTCCTTGGCTAGTCGCTGCGCCCCGTTTGCCACAGTGTCAGCAAGTCCCGCCTTGGTGCGGATCTCGCGTGATTTTGTCCAATCGTAGCAAGCAATCAGGATTTTGATTCGCTCTATCTCCCTGCGCTTAACAGGGAGATTTTTGAGCATCTTTAGGCAAGCGTCAATCGGATTCATGGGATTCAATGAATTTTTTGATTGTCGTGTTGGTGTAGTCGCATGTCATATCGGATGACAGTCCGACGCGCAATGGTTGATGGGTGACATTTGAGACTTCCACATAAACCACAATCGGCTCAGGCTTGGGGCGGTAGTCGTTTTCGTAGAAGTTCCAGCCAGGAGCGAATGTGTCATCCCACGTTTCGTGATCGTGGTAGCGATGCTGCACCTTCCCCCCATCTCTATGATGCTTAATCACAGCAATCATTTCGTCGTGCGTCATCATAATGTTTCCTCGTTAATTTTTTTGGCTTGTTTAATAATTGATTGCATGATTTTGCGCTGTTTTGAAGGAAGCTTTTCGTTTCTCCACGAACAATAATCTCTAGCTCGTTGTTGCAAAAATCTTCGCATGGTTAGAACAATCCTATCAACTTTTCTTTTTTGCGATTCCACTTCGTGCGTCATCATGAATTGCCTCCTTTCATGTTGGCTAATGCTTTTTCAGCCATTGCGAATTCTCGTCTAGCATCATTTATTGGTTGTCCGATTTTTGAACTGTAACGCATTTCCTCAATACAGGACTTTAATGCAGCTGCGAGCAAATCTCTCTCCTCGATAATTCTTAATGCCGCTAGTCTTAGCCCCTCAAAATCAATGGCCATTATCTTTGATACATCTTCTATTTTTGTTAATGCGTCTGATAGCTCGTTTTTTAATTTTTCATTTTCATCTTGGTATCGATCTGTCATTCTTTCGTGCAAAATCATATCCGCAATTAATTTTTCTTTTTCGGTTTGCAATAAGGAGATTTGATTGCGCAATCTTCTAACATTGTAAAGAGAATCATCTTCGCTGTCTTTTGTGTATTTAAGTAATTCTAATTTAACTTGTAACAATTCGCACTCAATTTTTTTCATTTCCTCTGCAACCGAATACATTGTTGCACCTTTTTTGAAGTAAGCGGCATCAGTTCTGGGGGTGTCACTCATGGCTGCACCTCCTTTCTGGCTGCGAGCATTGCGTCGGCTAGTGAGTAGCATTCTGTTGCGATTTTATTTGGCTCGTGAAATCCAAATCCATTTCTTCCGACGTTCACGCAAATCCCCTGTAAAGCCGCCGCCGCGAAAAAGTCGCGAAGCTTCCTTCCCTCGTTGCAATAGTATTCGCTGGCAAACGCAGCCCCTCCATCGTCGATCTTGCTCATGACTGCACCTCGCTTTCCGTTGCTTCCGCCTCGATTGCTGGCACCATCGGCGCGAATGGGTTGATCGGTTCGGAGCGAACGTGCGACTTTTTCACTCCGAAAATATCGTCAACGGATGCCTCACCGTCCTTGATTGCCGTTGCGTATCCAATCAGCATTTCGAGGTGCGAAAGCTGGATGTCATCGACGCTGCGAACTCCAAGCGTATCGCATACCTGTTCCTTGCTGATTCCCATCTTGGCGAAGTGTTCAACAGATGCCGCGCGGCGTTGCACAAGCGATTTCCCATCTCCAATGGCTAGCTTCTTAGCGGCATCGTAAACAGGTTTCACGAGTGCCATCGGAATCACTCGGAAAGCGGCGTTGCGCAAAGCGATGGAGCAAGCGGCGTTTCCGGTCGTGGCAATCATGTCGTCACTGTATCGCTTGCCATCCTTTGTCGTGATGCGGCGTTTCACTTCGATGCTGACGACCACGTTATTTTCTAGGTCATGCACCACGCCTTGAGCCGTGATAAATTTACCGTCATCTTCAATGATGCGACTACCAGCGCGGAGGTGCTGATAGCATGACAAGGCTATTTCAGCGAGTCGGACAGATGGGCCTTGCAATGGCTTGCCATCGCCTCCTTTGCGCCCTGGTAGCGTGTAAAAACACCCTGCGGCGGTTTCCTCATCCAGCGTGGCGAATGAGAGCATGTTTGATTTTACAAGCGACAGTTGGCGCGGATAGCGTCTAGCTGTGGCGATTTGCATGTCGATTTGAGCGCGTTCGATTTGAGCGATTGCGCTAGTATCTGCGACGATTTCGATTGGTGTAGTTTCTGACATATTGGTAGTTTGGTTAGAGGGCGAATGCGTAAACGAGGATTGAGATTCCGAATCCCGTGGCGATCCCGAACGCATAAAGCGCGAGGATACCTACGACTGGCGGTGTGACTTCCTTTCGGAAATTTGCATTGACTGGCATTTCTGGCAGTCCCAACTGTTTGCGTGTTTGTGTGGTCATGCTGTTATTTTAGTATTGTGTATGCGGTTAATGCGCCGATTAGGCCCATGATGATGCAGGTCAGTGTTGAGACGGATTTTACTTTAGGTAACGATACTGAAAACTGTATTGAGAGGAATCCAATGTAGAATCCAGCAATCATCCAGAGTATTTTAAATGTGTTCATGATAGTTTGTGGTTGATACTAAAAAGGAATTTCTTCGTTGCCGTCATCGTCAAACGCATCTTGCTTGACGGGCGCAGTCGCTTGGCGTTGCGGCTGAGAGTCGCCGAAGGTTAGTGTCTTAGCATTGCCAATGATCGGCGTTTTCTCCTTGGCGGCGCGTTGCTCCTGAGTCGGAGAAATTGCCAGAAAGTGCGTATTATTGTAATCGTCAACGCCGTTTTTGTTCTCGCGCATATCTAGGTCGAGATATGCTCCTTTGCCCATGTAGAGCGATGTTGCGGGAATTGCGATGTGTTCGCTGCCATCACGTGCGGTAAATCGCTTTGCGCCCGGCACTTTCAGTAGGTCGATTTTGATTTTATGTAGTTGGTTGCTCATTTCGTTAGTCGTGGTTTGGTTTCGATTTTCAGTTCGCCTGCAAGCACGCTGTCAATGCCTGAGTAAATCAGAGCCTTGGCAACTGCCGCTGGTTTGTGTTTTGTCAGTTTCGCTGCTTGCCGTAGCTTTAGCAGCCCTTCGTGTCCCAGCGCGATAGTAACC